ATGAGCCTAAAGTCCAAGAGATTACGGAGAACTAGCATCTATCGCTCTGGGCTGGAGAAGAAGTTTGCACAAGCAGCGCCTAAGCGTAGATACTTGTACGAACCCTACGATGTACCATACGTGATGCACAGGAAATACAAGCCAGACTTTGTTGACAAGAAAACTGGGGACTACATTGAGACTAAAGGATTCTTTAGGACAGGGGACACCCAGAAGTACACAGCCATACGGGATAGTATAGCACCCACTAAACTAATCTTTGTCCTGTCAGATCCTAACAAGAAGGTCAGGAAGGGATCTAAGATTACGATGGGGCAGTGGTGTCATAAGGAAGGTTTTGAATTTTACACAGTTGATGAGTATGTAGACCATGTCACTAACAATGGATGAAATAAAGGAGAGAGTATTGAAGCGGTACGATGCTGATGATATACTAGAAGCATTGGACATATCCGCTGAAGAACTGCTGGATAGGTTTGAGGATAAGTTTATCAACAGGCTGCACCAGTTTGAAGAAGAAACAAATGGAGATGAATGGGATGAGTATTGATAACATTACTCCAGAGGAGTGGAACAAGATGTCATTTAAGACAGTAGACGATGATGATGCACCCAATGAGCATCCAAGGTTCTCTGAGGAGGCTATGGTTAAGAGCTACGACTCAGTAAACAGACCAGAGCATTACAACAATGGTGGCATGGAGTGCATTGAAGCTATCAAAGGTATGCTTACACATGATGAATACATTGGCTACCTACGTGGCAATGCCTTGAAATATCTTTGGAGGTTCAGGTACAAGGGTAAGCCTATCGAAGACCTACGCAAGACTAGCTGGTACGTAGAACGAACCATGAACTATTTACTGGAGCATCCGGGTGATAAATAAAACAGGCGTACAGGATTACTTGGGTATCCAGATTGACTACGACAGGGACGAGCAGCTAAACAAGTTCTCCTTAGAAACTCTCAAAGACAGATACCTATGGGGAGATGAGACACATGCCCAAGAAGCATTTGCCAGAGCGTCCGTCTTTGGTGCAACGTATCAAGGCGCTACTGACTACGATCTTGCACAGCGACTTTACAACTACGCAAGCAAGAGTTGGTTCGGTTTTAGCACTCCTATACTTAGCAACGGGGGAACCACGCGTGGCCTCCCTATTAGCTGTTTTCTCAATTATGTTCCTGACTCAAGGCGTGGTTTATCTGACCACTATGATGAAAACATATGGCTGGCAAGTGGAGGTGGAGGCTTGGGTGGATATTGGGGTGATGTTAGAAGTAATGGCGTTTCTACTGCTAATGGCAGTCAGTCTACTGGTAGCATCCCTTTCATGCACGTAGTGGACAGTCAGATGCTGGCCTTCAACCAAGGTGTAACCCGTAGGGGGTCATATGCAGCGTACATGGACATCAGCCACCCAGAGGTGGAGGAGTTTATTGCTATGCGTAAGACCACTGGTGGTGATCTAAACCGTAAGTGTCTTAACCTACACAACGGTATTACAATCACAGATGAGTTTCTTACAGCCGTTAAGAATGATGACCAGTGGCGTTTAGTTGACCCCAAGTCTAAGCAGGCAATCAAGACTGTATCCGCTAGGGACTTATGGTGGCAGCTAGTGCATACTAGAGCAGAGACAGGTGAACCATACATTGTTAACCTAGATCGCTGTAATGAGGCTCTACCACAGCCACAGAAGGAGCTAGGGCTAGAGGTACGTCAGAGTAACTTATGCTCTGAGATCACTCTACCGACCAGTGAGAACCGTACAGCAGTGTGCTGCTTGTCTAGCGTTAACCTAGAATACTTCGATGAGTGGAAGGACGATGAGAAGTTTATTGATGATCTGATTACCATGTTGGATAACGTCATTGAACACTTCATTGATAATGCTTTGATTGACAACGGCATGGCTGTGTCAGCTAACAACCTACAGGAGTTTATGAACTATGTGGAATCAGATAAAACAGGGTTTGCAAAAGCCGCTTATAGCGCATATAGAGAACGTGCGGTTGGTCTTGGAGCGATGGGTTTTCATAGTTACCTTCAACGTAATGGAATCCCTTTTGAAGGAATGTACGCCGCCAGCTTTAACAATAGAGCGTTTAAAGCTATCAAAGACAGAGCTACGATGGCTTCCCGGCGTTTGGCTGGAGACCGTGGGGAGGCTCCTGACATGGCTGGTAGTGGCTTGCGTAATTCCCATCTGCTTGCTATTGCCCCTAATGCTAGTTCTAGTATTATATGTGGTGGAACAAGCCCTAGTATTGAGCCTACGAGGGCTAACGTATTTACGCACAAGACGCTAACAGGATCGTATAAAGTAAAAAACAAATACTTGGAGGAACTACTTGAAACCAAAGGTATTAACACAGAGAAAACGTGGAAAGATATTGCTGCTGATGAAGGGTCTGTTAAAGACTTGGAGGAACTCTCAGAAGAAGAGAAGGAGGTATTTAAGACAGCACCAGAACTAAACCAGATCTGGATCATTGAACATGCCTACCAGCGACAGAAGTATGTCTGCCAAGCACAGTCAGTAAACTTATTCTTTGAGCCACCACCAGCTACAGCACCACAGGAGGTACACGATGAGTATCTGGAGTATGTTAACAGTGTACATTGGACAGGAGCTAACAAACTCAAATCTATGTATTACCTGCGCTCTACAGCAGCTAGAAATACAGAGAATGTTAACATCAAGATACCTAGAATCAACCTAGAGGATGGGGAGTGTTTAAGCTGTGAAGGATGACCACCCAGCGTACAGAGCTAAGTTTTACATACCTGAGCTAAAAAAGTATACCAACTGGCATGACTATCTGGTATACTATAAGGAACAGGATGACAAGATCATGTTGTTTAGTAACTACTGTATGCAAATGTGGTCTAGCTACATGAGCAACAAGATTAAACAAGAGGAGGCACCCTTGAGTTACAAAGAGTACCTTAACAAGTACAAAGAATTACTAGAGGATGGATACAGTGATAGATCCTAAGATTAAAGCCATGAAGCGCCTGTACAACGCTGAGATAGACGTGTACAAGGCAGAGGTACAGAACTACCTAGACAATCCTGTGGGCGTAGGTGAGCATGGTAACTTGATTGAGACTATGGATAAACTGGTAGCTAAGATAGCTGAAGCAGAAGACAAACTATTTGTACTGGAGACACATTTTAGTGAGTAATGTAATTAACCTAATGCCTACTCAGGCAACCGCTGATGAGGTACTGGAGGATTGTAAGGGAGACTTTGAGCATGTGCTGGTCATTGGCTGGACTCCAGAGGAACAGCTAACAGCTAAAGCTACAACGTCTATGGATCTAAGGGAAACTATCTACTTACTGGAGGTATTCAAACATGCAGTCATTACAGCAGGGCATGAGATAGATGATTGATGATCTACCTAAGATAGTTGTTAAGAAAGTCACAGAGAATGAGGATGGCTCTGCTAACATGGAACTGGACTTAGACCCTCAAGCAGTGCAGCTATTGCTTGACATAGGCTTGACTAGGCTGCTTGAAGAACACTTGGAGAATAAAAAAGATGAGCGATGAGCTTATACGCCTTATTAGCCTCTGGTCTATGGAGCGTGGTATAATCAACAACAGTACACCTTTGGCACAGTTTGCTAAACTTGTGTCAGAAATAGGTGAGCTAGGCGATAACATAGCCAAGGTGCGTGACGTTACTGATGACATTGGGGATTGCTTGGTAGTGTTAAACACCCTAGCCATTATGAACGATACGACACTTGAGGAATGCCTGAAGGTAGCGTACAATGACATTAAAGACAGGAAGGGACACATGAATACACATGGTGTCTTTATCAAAGAAGGAGATGCAGCTTGAGCTTACTAGATACTAGAGATTACTACAAACCGTTTGACCATCCTTGGATGTTTGACTACTACTCACAACAGAATCAGATGCACTGGTTCCCAGAGGACGTACCTCTGCACAATGACGTTAAAGATTGGCAGACAATGACTGATGAAGAAAAGAACCTACTGACTCAAATCTTCCGTCTGTTTACACAGTCTGATGTAGACGTAGGTGCTGGGTACGTTGATAGATACATGCGTATCTTCAAGAAGCCTGAAGCACGTATGATGATGTCTAGCTTTGCTAACATGGAGTCAATCCATCAACATGCCTATAGCCTGCTATTGGACACTGTAGGGATGCCAGAGGTGGAGTATAAGGCGTTTTCAGAGTACGAAGCTATGGCAGACAAGCATGAGTACATTAACGCTGTGAAGGTCACTAAGGGCGACAAGAAGTCCATTGCTAAGGCACTGGCTATCTACTCAGGTTTTACTGAAGGCTTGCAATTGTTCTCTAGCTTCATCATCCTACTTAACTTCCCAAGGTTCGGTAAGATGAAGGGCATGGGACAGATCATTACGTACAGTATCCGTGATGAATCCATGCACGTAGAAGCCATGACAAAGCTATTCAGGGAGTTTATTCAGGAGAACATTGATCTGTGGACTGATGACTTCAAGGCTGAAATCTATCAGGCATGTCGGGAGATGGTTGACCTAGAGGATAGGTTCTTGGACTTGGTGTTCGAGCAGGGTGATATACCGGGCTTGACTAAGGCTGAGATGCAACAGTACATCAGGTACATTGCTGACCGTAGGCTGCTACAGCTAGGACTCAAGACTAACTACAATGTCAAAGAGAACCCACTGAACTGGCTTGATGATGTACTGGGTGTAGAGCATCAGAACTTCTTTGAAGGCAGAGCTACTACCTACATGAAGGCTGGACTCAGGGGTGACGTTGGCAAGGTTAAGTTTTCTAATGTAGCCTAGCGTTCCTCATCTGCTGCTGCTGGTGCCCCTATAAACGGCTGTGCACCGGCAGTTAGCATACCGGCCCTCCTGCCCACAGTTGCCCTGTCTCTTGCGCTTATAGTAGGCTCGTATTCACGAAGCACTCTAAGGTTGTAGGACACAGGGTTTTCTCCCTTCTCCATAGGTATTCCTGACCTTCGCTCTAGGTCTTTAGCTGCTTGCATTACTTCAGCCCTTCTGTCACCTTCTGGTTTATTTTTCCCACCCTTAGTTATTCTAGAGTTTAGGTTGTCCTCCATAGAGTATCTTTCACTCTCTGGAGCCTTAAAGTTAGACCGCTGAACTGGAGTCATGGTTATTAGTGAGCTACCTCCTACAGGATCAAGACCAAACATGTCATGTTGATCTGAGATCACTGAGTAGACATCTCCTGTGTCTGCATTTATAGCTATGAAGTCGTTAACCCCTCCTAGTTCTTTTGCTTCAGACACATGAGAAGTGCCAATGTAGATATGAGGGTCGCCTTTACTTCCTTCTGTTACTTTGACTCCCCGCTGTCTATAAAAAGACACTAGGTCTGCTCGTGTAGCCTCCTGAACAGTTTTCTTTTTCTTTTTCATAAAGGCTGACAAGCCCTTCTCGCCCTGTACAGTGGCTTGTGTCAGCAAACGTAACGCCTTTGGGCCTTTCTTTGTACCCACTCTTGCCTCGTTAGACAGCCGCTGGACACCTTCAGGGTTCTTTACGACAATATCAGTATTCTCTGGTTTGAAGCCCCAGACCTTGTATAGGTGAGTCATAGCTCTGTTCTGGACTTGCTCAGGGACACTGAAGTTGATGTTTACTCCTTCCTCAAATAACTGTGACTTGACTGCTTTAGTGTCTGTAGCAGGAACTTCCGCTAAGTTATTTACTTTACCTATTGGCCCTTCTGCGATAAAAGGAGCCGGGCCTTGCCCACGTTGTCTAGAGATATAATCAGTGGTGAGGGCAGAAGCCATGCTCTCGTTGCCTTTAGTAGTGCCTGCGCCAATCTCTCCCTTACCTTTAGCAAGAGGAACCCCAGTAACTCTCTCGTAGGCTATAGCTCTAGGACTGAAAGCGTCAGATATTGTCCCCGGTAAAGCTGTTGCGGCTCCCTTTACAGCAGCTAAAAGTTTCTGAGGGGTGCCTGCACCTGCTCCATAGAATCCTTCGAGCATTGTAGGAACTCTGGCTGCACCAGCATTAACTGCTGTTTGTGCTACTCTGGCAGCAGGGATAAGACCTCCTACATCCATAGCAGCCCCTGCTAATCTAGCGGCTCTTGGATTCTCCTCAATGGTTTGTGTTACAGCCTGTCCGACATCAGTGCCTGCGAGGTACTCCATTCCTTGAGACAGTTTTTCTTTTACAGGGTCAGGTGTTATTGCACTCAGGGCATCGCCAATAGGACTTGCTAGTGTAGACACGAGTGTAGAACCAGACAACAGCCCCCTTGTTCTGATGTCTCCTACGTTCTGTACAGGAAACATCTCTACATCTTTTTGCGTCTGTTCTTGAGCAGCCTTGACTTTACCAGAGATATATCCGTTACTTTCTTGTTGCTGTCTACGGGCTGCTTGACGCTTTACACGGAGTTGTCTGCCTTCTCCCCTTCTACTCATCTTCGTCCTCAAAGGTAACTTCAGTGCCTGCTGTGGTGTTCTGCATTAGGTCAATCAAGAACAGTCTGTCAGCCTTTAGTTGAGCAACTAGCTCAGAAGCTCCTGACTTCTCTGCTGCTTTAATCGCTAGACCTGTTGCTTTTAGCATGTTACCTAAAGCCTTTTCAGTTGCTGGTCTAGTAGCTAAGTATCCTATACCAAACAGAGGAACTCCTAATCCTGCTCCAACGCCAAATGTCATAAGAGTAGGGCTAGAGGACACGGCTGTGGCCGCTGCACCTGCCGCAGATACTGTAGCCGCTAATCCCGGCCCTGTTTGACTAATGAAGGGACTGATAGTCTGACCTAGTCGTGCTAACCTGCTCTCTGCTGCTTTAATAATTTTAGGCTCTAGATGCTCCAGAAGGCGAAGAGAATAACTCTGCTCAGTAAGTAAATTTAGCACATCGACATCAACAGCTTCTCTGTCTACAATCTCATTAAGTGCGCTTCTAATTGTCCGTAATGACCCCGACCCAATCTTGGTTTGATCTCCCGTGTAAAAGTCTTTTTTGTTTCCAAAGAGGCTGTCCAGTTCCCTACGAAGTAATAGCAGAGACTCTAGGCTTTTATCGCCTTTTTGAATTCTGTCTACTGCTATGTCAAACAAATCTCCTGCTGCTCTAGCTTCTGGCCTGTCTTTCCACTGTTTAGTATTAAACTGTTGTTGAAGCGCAAGCTCAAGCTCTTTTATGATATCTGCGGGGTTAACACGTACTTCGCTTTTTCTAAGACCTGTTATAAGTCTGTTCTCTAATCTTGTTAAGTTATTCTCTAGTACCTCTCTAGCATTAAAAGGATTCCCGGCTGTTAATTTAGGCAAGTTAGTAACTGCATAGTCTAAAGCATCAGATGTTAGTTTATCTTTTGGATTCCATACTGTCCTACCGGAAAGTCTGCTAACCTGCTCTATATCCCTAGCATCAGATTTAGACCTATCAGGTGCGAAATACTTAGAAAGCTCTTCTTTCCTGTTTGCAATTTTACGCTGCTTACCACGAGTAGTAAAGAAATCTCCTACTTCTTCTACATCAGATCCTCTTACTGTAGGCAAGACACTTCTACCCGGAGCTTGCATACCTATGTTTAGGAAACCTTCAGCAATCTTTAGCAGTCTAGCGTTCTCTGGGCCACGCTTGCCCCACTCTTGCAAGTATTCGTTTCCTTTGTCGAAAGCTCTAGCAAACTCTTGTCCTGCTTCAGTAGAGCCTAGATACTGTATAAAAGAAACTACAGGTAGAACATCAGGAGCTATTCTAAAAGGTGCTGTCTCAAGAAGACCAGAGCGTTCTACTCCTTCACCTACAATTTCAGCAGCGCCTCCTATTACCTCACCACCAAGTATTCTTGCCCCTTTGCCTACAAAGCCTGTAGTAAGGTCTCTGTAGTCTACGGGTTCCTGTGCAATATCAGCAATGGCCTGACCGCGCTTAGACAAAATATCTGTAGTAGAGCGCATCATTGTGTCTCTCTGCCTACGTTGCATCTCTTGCTCTAAATCAGCAGCAACGTCTGTTAGCCCTTGTTTTCGAGCTTCTACAAATGCTTCTGCTAATTGTTCGTTAGATAGTTGCTGTGCCATTATTTTGCTCTATAGTAGGTACTCAAAAATGCTTGAGTGTCAGGGTCAAATCCTGATAAGTCTAGCTGATCTAAGTCTGATTGGTCAAACTCATACCTGTCTGGTATGGCTGTTTTTGAATCGAAATAATTATAATCTGTCTCGTCTATTATACCTTTGTTTTTAAGATAATCTAGGTCTTGGACAAAGCCTTGTCTAGATCGCTCAATAGCGTCTCTTTCAATAATTAAAAGTCTTAATACATCTTCTTCAGTAACGCTAGTCAAATCCTGTGCTGTCATGTCTTTCATAAACAGGAGGTCAGTGTTCGATACACCAGAACCAGCACCAAGAGCAGATATATTAGCAAGTACCTGCTCTGCTCTTTGACGCATAAGTTCAATAGTGTTTTGAGTAGCGTTTTTAGTGGGTCTGCCAGTAAGACCGCTAACTATCATATCTACTTCTTTTTCTATTCCGCTAAATCTACCGGCTAAAATACCTTCATCGACAAGTCTCAAAGCTCGATTGTTCTGTATTGCCTGCTCTTTCAAGTCTACCATTTCATTATAAGAGGTATCAAAAGATGAAGCAATAGTATCGCCTATCTTACTCCCCACCTGTTCAGTTCTATTGATAACAGTTGATACATTAGGGTCTTCTTCAACAACGCCAGCAGCCACAGGAGTTTGCCACTTACCGTCAGCAAACACTTTACCACCACGAACAGGCAATTGTACAATAGAGCCGTCTTGCTTCTCAAAGCGTTTACTCTCAGTGCCCTCGCCCAACGTACCCATCTTTTCTATTTCTTCATAGTCAAGACCTTTAATATCTTCAGGGTCTAACCCAAACGCTTTTCCTAGAGCATTTAGAGCAGGCTGTCGCCTAGTTTTACTTACGTCTTCAAACTCTAGTTTACGTAAGTCTTCAGCCAGTTTTCCTAGTTGTTCTGTGCCTGCGTTATCAATAGTTTGAGTATACGACTCAGGCAACTCTAGAGCAGAAGCTCTGTCTTTTAAGCTACTCCTCAAAGCAGTTAGTTGAGTCTGCTGCTGTTGTTTCTGTGCTAACTCCTGCATCTTACCTGTAGCAGCAATTCTCTGCTCTGGTGTACCAAACTGAGCCAACAGACCGTACATTTTAGCCATCTTCTGTGGGTCGTTAGGGTCAATAGCTGATAAACCCTGCTGTAGCTTCTCCTGTGGAGTCCTCATGTCCATCCCCAGCGCACCGCCAATCTGTCTAGCAGCTTGCTGTGCAAAGGGACTCATAGGTCTACCAGCGCCTGTCATTAGCCCTGAAGTACCTTGAGTAGGTGATACCTTGTAGCGGTCAAATGCCCCTATTCTATCTAAAAGTCCCATGTGTATTCC